CCCACTGCACCACTGACCAAATCGGTCACAGTGTTTTCATCCAGTTCATCCGATAACAACTCACTTACGAATGACCAAGATCTTGGAGTAGCAAAAGAACGACTTGGTGATCTAGGATCAAAGTCATACAAGTCCTTCTTGCTAAAAGTTAGATATCCAACAACGTCTTTACTGATGTTGTTAGCCACTGCCCATTCAAACCAATCATCAAATTCTGGTTTCATTTCTAAATGGACGAATCTGTTTGCCAACGGAGCAGGCATTCTGTACACAACTCCTTTGTCAGCCTCTCTGTTACCAGCCGCAACAATTAATACATTGTCTGGTAATTCATATTGACCAACTTTTCTGTTTAGGATCAATTGATATGCCGCCGCCTGTACTGAAGGTGCCGCAGAATTCATTTCATCCAAAAACAACACAATGTTCTTGTGTTTCTTTGCCATCTGTTCTGTAGGCAATTCTGATGGAGATGCCCAAACCATATTGTTTTCTTTTGAATTGTAGTATGGAATACCTTTAATATCTGTAGGCTCCCATAAACTTAATCTGATATCGATCACTTTGGCATCGATAGTTTTGGCAATTTGATGTATAACATCTGATTTACCAATACCAGGGCCGCCCCATAAAAATATTGGTCTCTTAATTTTTAATGCGTGTAATATGCTCGCCTTTGCTTTGTTAGGCGACAATTGTCTGGTTGTAATGCCAGTATCTTGTGTGCTTTTTTGTTTTACCATTTTGTACTCCTTAATAAATTGTTGTTATGTTTTAATAATACATTCTGGCAATCAAAAAGTCAATACCTAAAGAAGTCAAGGTTTATGCGGATTTTTAGGGTCTGTGGATAACTTATTCGGGAGATTCTAGTCTAGAAAGTGCTTTATTCAAACCGTATTTTCGTATATCACCAGAAAACAACATCAATTCCATTGCTTTCTTTTCATTGGTCACAATCACACCATCATCTGCTAGGTAGTATGGACAGTCTATATATTTGTCTAAAAATATTATGGTTTGTGTGGTTAAATTGAAATCGTTCGGAAATGGTACATCGTATGTTTGAAGTTGCAGTTTATCTTTAATAAATGACAATCCTTCATCTGTAAGACGCAGTCCACCTGAACCTTTGTTTCTACTGTTCTTCCACCATGTAGGCATATACTCCCTCATAGTATTTTCACCTATGCTGATATTAGCCTGCTTTAAGAATATTTTGGTGTAGGTTTCTTTCCAATTCATTTTTCACTGACAGTTTCACCCTGAGTCAATTTGACCACAGTGAATTCTTCAGTGTTGAACATGGTGTTCAATTTCTTGGCTAGATTGAATGCGTGTCCAGGATTTGAAAAACTTACTTTTTTGTATTTTGGACCCGGGTAATTGTTTAACTGATTTGCTGATTTTAGGTTGAATGGTTTGTTCTGGTAAAACACTGCCCATATGCCTTCAGCCGCCAGAACTTGTTCGCTCTTATAAGTTTTGCGATCGGTGTTTTCTAGTAGTATAGTCGGTTTAGGTCTACTCATATAATATGAGTATTTATCTAAAATGAATCGGTATTATAGATTACCGCCGTCTACTTTGACTTCTATTGTTTGAGCCTCTGTGCTGTCTTTTTGTGCTATTAGACCCTCATAGTCGCCCGCTAAACGGGCCAGCACTGTGGCTAGTGCATATGTGACTTGTTTGGCTGTATTGATGTCTAACCGCACTTCTTTTTGATTGCTGAGGTCAGCACCTTTCACTTGTTGAATAAATTGCTGTAAACTGGCTGTATTAATAGGGTCTTTTATTGGCATTGCTCAACTCCGTTTTCATTTCTAATGATGTTCTAAATGGACCTTTAAAAGGATAACTTTCCAATGTTAACAATTTGGGACAATAACTTCGTACCCATCCTTTTTCAAACTTAATTATATAGTATCCAGCACAATATAAACTTTTGGATTTTTTACTCTTGTTAAACAATGGCAGTTTCTTTTTTACATCAAATACCATATTGTAAGGTTTAAACTTGCTCGGATAATCATACACAGAATTATCTTCATTTTCTTTTTCTTCTTTAGGCGCACTAACTGTGGATCCCCACATCCAATCTCCGTTGAAATTCTTTTGAAGTTGCTGTTGATTATCGAAGATTCTAGTACCGTCAGAACAACTGAACATATATCTTCTGTCTTCTTGTCTACAAATTGTGCCTACTTTTTGACCATCAGATTCCAGTATCCAGAATCTATTTGCTAGTATAGGCTTCGCAAAAAATTTAGTTGTCATGCCATTACCTCTTCTTTCTGTTTGTATTTCGCATTTAATGGTTCAGCATAAGTTTGCGGGTATTCAGCAATTTTTTGCATATCCCATTTAGCACAAAATTTAATTAATTTTAATCCAACCTGTTCTATTGTTTTAGGCTTAACGGAATTGATTGTTTCTTTAATAATACTTTTAATTTCTTCTGGTTGTGCTGTTAAATCACACAGTGTTACATTTCTTTGATAGTCATCCACAACTCTATGTTCTTCACCATTATGGTCCAACCAACGTTGTAACATCATATTGTTCCAGTTATATCCTTTGGAATTTCTATCTTCAAATGCTTCAGTTAATCCAACTTTCTTTTTGGTACCTTTGGTCCTAACACCAGGATATGCAGAAAATACATTGTCAGCAGTATCACCTCTCATACATTTTTCAAACAACAACCATTCTGGATTTGGTGCTGGCTTATCTTCGCCAGTTTTCTTATCTTTGACTCTGTTACCTTTTGCGTCAAAATAGCCTTCATGTGTTATGGTAGTTTCTGTAATACCATTGTATTGACACACATTAGGAGCAATCAATTGAGCAAAATCGCCATCTGTGCTAATAATGATGTGATTATCATTAGGATGTGCTTGTACCCAACCAGCAATTAAATCGTCTGCTTCTAATTGAGAGTGTTGCAGTGTTGTACAATTTGTTTTTGTGTCTATAAATTCTTTAAAGTTGTCAAAAGTTTCCCAAAATATTGTATCTTCTTCCACTTCTTTTTCTGTTCTAGCCTCTCTAGCCTCACTTCTGTTTCTTTTGTATGGAGTATAGAAGTCTTTACGCCAACTTCTTCCTTCCAAACAGAATACCACGTGATCTCCTTTGAAGTCTTGCCATACTTTTCTAATACTGTTGAATGTGATATGTAGAGCCATACCTACTTTAGAATCCAAATCGCTCTGTATGGCGTGTTTGGCTCTAAAAAATGTATTGGCTGTGTCTACTAATATATAATTCATATTTTATAATTTTATAAACAAGTAATACCACAAAACAATTAGAGCTCCACCTGATCCCAGTATCATTATTATTGCGGCGATTTCTTGTAAAATTGATATCATTAACTGATCTCCGATTTATCCTCACTTAAATTTTTTGTATTGATATATCCAGCACCTCTTGTGGGATCCATGCCTTCTTCTTGAAGAATGTTTCTTGCTATGGTTTTAAACCAAGCATCCACAATCTGTTCATTGCTTTCACCTTTATAACCAGCATCCAACAGTTTTTCAATGAATTCATTATTCCAATCCAGTTCAAAGAAACCATTTTTGATATTGTCTTCATTTATTTTTGTGTCCAACACAGCCACCCAAGGTTCTCCTTTTGCTGTGGCTTGTTCTTTTTCTTTCAACAGTGCTTCTAATCTTGGATTAGATTCTTCAGTTGTTGTTTCTTTCTTTTTAACAAATATGTCTTTTACTTTTTTTATTATATCCATTTTCTTATCTCCGATATTTCTTTTAATCTTTGTTCTTCTCTATCCTTCATCATCTCCTTAGGTACCCCAGGCATTTCCGAATATGTCGACATGGAGTCTTGGAGTGTATCTCCATCCTCTTTCCATTGCGAGCTCGGCGACCTTTTTTGTGTTGAGTGTGTATGTTTCGGATCTGCCGCCCAGTGGCATAATATATACGGGAACGTCGATTCCAGCGTCACGAAACTCGGCAACTGCCTTCGTAACTTCATCCACATCGGTTGCATCAGCAACCACAAATTTAAAATACATTTGACTGCGAGGAATCCCATAATAAGACCTAGCAATCTCAGGCTTGATAGCAGTGTGCCAAGGTTCACCTGATACGGAAAGTTTTGGAGAGCAACTCCAAGTGACTTCGAATCTGTTTTGTTTTCTAAGATAATCTTCAAAATCCTTGTGTAAAATCTGCGTTGTATTTGTTTCGAATGTAACATTTTTCAAGTCTCCCATTTTTGGATGTTCAAATAGATCAATATAAAATCTTTGCCAACCTAGCAAAGGTTCTCCGCCTGTTAAGATAAAGTGTACGTCTTGTCCATTAGACATTGTCCATTTTCCTTCTGGCGTTAAAGATAGTATGTGTTCCACAACTTCATCGATAGTTCTATCTTTCATATACTTTTTAAACTCTGGATATATGCTGGCGTAAGTATCACAACCTGTGTGTATGATTGGCAAGTCTTCAAATTGTTTAACTTTGTCCAATACTCCATCATCTAAAAGTTTTTTTACTTCTGGATTGTATTTGATGCCTTGTTTTAATTTTTCTTCTCTGTCTGGATGTCTATCCAATCCAAAGTTCATGCATCTAAAATTACAACCAAAAGTTCGTAAGAATACACTGGGTACTCCTACAAATCTTCCTTCTCCTTGTACAGAGTAAAATGCTTCTGAATATCTAAGTTTTTTAGTCATGACCTTTCATACTCATACAGATATCATAAAACTCTTTCTTAAGTGGTGGGTGTTTATCAAACGCACCCAACATAATAGCAGTTGTCATATCTGATTGATGTTCTTTAACTCCTCTGTGTGTCATGCAGTGATGTTCTGCTTTGATCAGTACAGCCACGTTTGGAGTCTTAGCATATTTTTGTAATGCTTCTGCAATTTGTGTTGTCATCTCTTCTTGAATCTGTGGTCTCTCTGCTATGTGATGAACTATTCTATTAAATTTGGATAATCCAATCACTTCTTTCTCAGGCAGTACACCTACCCAACATTTACCTACAATGTTCTGAAAGTGATGAGCACAAGTTGATCGCACACTGATTGGACCGCTAGTGTATAAACTTCTATATCCCATGTTAGGAAAAGAAGTTACTTTTGGCGGTTGTTGAAATCTACCACCAAATATTTCATTGATGTACATTTTAGCAACACGTCTAGCAGTTTCTTTTGTGTTGTGATCGTTTTCTGTGTCAATCACCAAAGCATCTAGCACAGATGAAAAAGATTCTTCCACTTCTTTTTGTAGTTCTTCTAATTCACCTTTCTCAATAAAGTCAGCAATATTGTCATTGCTGTGGAAACGTATTTCTTTGTCTTTCAGTCTCTGTCTTATTCGTTCCGATGCTTTCATCCTTGCCTCTTAATGTAAGTTTCTAATACTTCTAACTGATCATGATATTCAGCAATAATTTTTAATTCTTTTTCTATTGCTTCTAACACATCAGGGTGTTCTCCAACTCCCACAGCCTTTTCCATGTATATTTCAACATTAGCCGCGTGTTTTTCAATATGACCTTTGGCGTGTGCCACAAGTGCGTCATATATACGTTCTCTGCTTGCCATTGTTATTTCTCCTTATAAGTTACATTAATATTAACAGATTTTGTCCAATTTGTCAATGATTTGTTTGAGTACAATTTGATTTCCTTCTTCTGTGTAATGATTGGTTTCTCCTCTGTAAAAGGGCCATATTTCTGTTAAATCCAGTCTGTTTGTTTCACAAGCAAATTGGTTGCTGATGCTGAAGTTATCCACAGCCAAATACGGTATTGAGATCATTCTATTGATTTCTTCCCTCATCAATCTATAGATCTCTTTTTGGTAGTCATCATCGTAGTGATGCCAGAACCAATTTTTGGCAGTTCTAAGTCTTGAATTAAACCAATCAAATTTGTGCTGTATGTCAGAAAATATAAGATCACAATTTTTGTGTAAACCTTGTTTATGAACTGGATGGGTTGGTGTGTGTATTCTGCTAGGACTGGTATGACACACTATCACACAATCATAATTTTTTTGCCAACTTTTGTCATGTTCAAAGACATTTTGTAATTGTTTGAGTATTTTATATTCTCCTACACCTGCTTGAGCCACATTGTTCACAGCATTATTTTTAGCCAATTCAAGAGGCCAACCTTTGCCGTTGGGCCATTCGCATCCAAAACTATCACCTGCGATTAAGATTTTTTTAGCCATGTCAAATATTCTGTTGCAATCAGTTTATGATATTGATTGTTGAAATGTTCTTTGTCTTCAATAAAATAATCTTCTGCACTATGTCCTAATGTATTTAGATATTGTTCCACCGACTGGTCCACTCTTTTCAAGGTATTAATTTTACCAAAATAATCTGTTGGTGTAGGCCACAGTCCTCTCGTTCTGAAATTGAACACATACAACTTGGCGTTGTTCTCTGTACAAATTTTATCCCAAGCATACATATTCAAAAGAAACTCTCTCTTTTCAAGCACAGTATTACATTCATAAAACAACTTAACACTCATATAAGAATCTTTTCTTAAGTCAGGAGACGTAAGTCCATGTTGTGCGGAAAATCCAATAGATGGAATATTTTTGTAGTCGTCTGCTGTAGGCTTTTGTAAAATCTGCACAGTGTTGCCTGCCACTGGATTATCAGAAAACTTTCTTATTTTTTCTGTTGATTCAGGATGTTCATATGTAAAATGATCCAAAGGTTCAACGTCATATTTTAACTCTGGATCGAAACTTAATGTGATTCTGTTTAATGGTGCTAAACACAAAAATACTTCATCTATATCATTATACTTGGCAAACATATTAGCCAACCAAACTGTGTACAAGTTATTTGTTGCGCCTGGCTGAGCATAAATCACAACGTTCTTGTTGTTGATTTCTGAATACATTTCAGCATAGTTGTTGTCATTCCAGAATGTGAAACTGCCAGGACCTATTTTACCTGC